TTATTCCGTTGTAAAGTCATAGGGTCAATAGTAATTCCGTCATCATTTGTAAATTCACGTAAATATCCAGGTTTATTTGGGCTTTCGATCAATTTTCCATAGGCAGGGGATTTTTGGAGAGCAGTTTTAACGCTTCCCATAATCCGTCTACCTGGTTCAGTTCCATAGATCAAAAATGTTCCATTGTCTTTTAAAATATCGGGGTTAACAGTTAAAGGTACGATTTCGTGTCCGTATTGGCTGATTGGTTGAAAATGTTTCATCAATCGGTCAATTATTTGTCGTGTAAGTGCTACAGATATTCCTTTGTTCATGTGCGTAATTCCAGCAATATGCATGCCCATAATCTTCGATGTTATAGCGGCATTGGATGCGATTAAAATCGATCCGCAGTCACCAAAGAAGGTTACGGCGTGATATGTGTAAGAACCACGATTATGTACTACAACATTAGCTTCAGGCACCGTGCTTTCAACAAGGTGGTCTTCAGGAGTTGCTGTCGATAGCCAAAAGATTTCTCTGTAATAATTAGTTCCAGTTTTCTTGTCACGTTCAGATGCACCTTGATACCTTGCTAGAATAGCAGGGGAATCAGATACACGGGCCAAATCAGTTTCGTCAATAATGTGTTTATAAGCTTGTGCAAAACCACCTACATTTGTTGGGAGTTGTACTATAGCAATATCTCTGTGAGCATCACGAATGTGATTCTCTTCTGTTAAAATAACAGAGCATGGTATTAATGGAGATATACTATTACTACAATTTTCCAATACAAAGAAGCAGTTTTCTTGTCCATAAGTTTCTACATAATGTTCCATTACTGAAAGGAAGTGTTTCGGTATCATACCTAATCGACCGCCTAACATAAATATTTGTCCAAATCCACGTCGTTTTTCGCCTTCATCTGTCCTTAACACAACAGTGAAACGGAATAAATTTCTGTACACAACATCGCGCGCGATCACTATAGAACCTTTATCTTGTTCTGGCAGAGATCGTTGAGCGTCGATGGGTGAGCAGTTGTTACATCCGTTACAAGCAGTTCGTGTTTGTATTTCCATTTCCTGTTCCTTGGGCTCGATTTTGGCAAAAGCGGGTAAGAGATTTTGCGCGGCTACAATAGTATTTTTCTTTATTGTAACGCGGTTATCATATACCGGGGCCTGTGCTCCAATTCGAGTAGCCATTTGTCGTTGTCTAGGGCGTGCGTCATATGTGGGTCCGTGTCCTACAATTCGAGTGTTATTCCTACGTTGTGTAACAGCATTGTCATACACTTTTGCGTGTGAGTCGATTAGTCGTTTCAATTCGGGATTCTTAATAATAGATGGTAAAGTAACATTTAGT